TGTGCGACAAACTGACTTGTATCAACAGCCGCAATGCTCTTCTGCCCGGTGGCCTGCTGTGCAATATCATTCAATACGGTACTGATCTGCTCGAACGTTAAACTGTTAGCCATTACTTCTTACCTCCAACTTCGCTATAATCACCTTTCAACCCCTCATACTCCGGACTGATAATGCTAGCAATAATATCCTCTGTTGTCTGCTTCTTCGGAACCATATTCCCGGCTGTCTGTACATTACTCAGCTGTACCGCACTTGTAAGACCCTGTATTGCCTTGACCACATCTGTCCCATACCCCTGTGGTGCCGGGTTATTCACCTGCTGAAATCCAGCATACGCATTATTGCCTGTCTGACCCAGTGTTCCCGGGGCTGTAAAACCACCTGTGTTGATACCTGAGTTTTCTGGAATGCTCTGATATCCATATAATCCTGTTCCTGTTCCCGCATTCTGTACTCCTTTCTGTCCTCCAACCATTCCTGTATTCAGCACTCCAACCTGTGACCCCGGAATCAGGGTCTGTGGATAGGCCTGTGGTGAGGGCTGTGGCTGTGGCTGTGGCTGTGGCTGTGGCTGCGGCTGTGGCTGTGGCTGTGTGTTTGCAAGGGCAAGGATTTCTGATTTGGAAAATCCTGCCGCTGTGAGTGTAAGTAACTGGTCGATTGTCATAGTAATTCTACCTCCTTCTTTATATATTTTTTGGAAACGAAACCAGAGTATAGTGAGTCGCCAGAGATGTAGATGCAGGAGTAGAATTCTCCTGATACATAACCGGTTACGATCACTACTGATTTGTTTTTAAGTGATGCCAACACGGTTGAATCTGTAGAGGGCTGTGCTCTGAGATTGAGACTTGTGTTGACATGAACACGGTATACGCCTTGCGTTTTTCGGTTGAAACTAACGTTCATCATTTTCCTCCCTCATAATGTGATCGGTAAGTTTCGTAATAGCAAGTGTGTTGTTGTTGAGAGCATCCGTGATTTTCGCCATTTCCTCCTTGTGAGAGTCGCTTTCTTTTTGCCAGAGGTAGAAAGTAGCGACTAAACAGGCGCACGGGACTCCGATGTTGCTTATAAGGGTTGATATGCTGTTGATATCCAATGTGGTCACCCCCTTGTGTTGAAACGTTTTAGCACAATATATAGATGTTTCGGGTGTAGTACAAGAGGTTTATCGTCTTGAAAGAAAGGATGTTTCATACGGTATGAAAGAATGCAACTATGTGTGGCAATCCAGTGGTTCGTGTATCTACACCCGAGTTACCGCCTGCGCTTTGACACGACAGACGGCGAAAGAAATGAAAAGGTAAGTAATGCGTATTCTTGAGCTGGGTAAGCTCATGTACAATCCAGACAATTCTGGCACGCTCCCGACGTGTTACCCTTGTACCATGCTTACTTGCTTTTCAAGTATAGTATAGCAGGTGTGGGTGTGCGTGTCAATATTTATCTGTGAAATAGTTTTCAAAAAGTGATTTTGAGGTTATGTCCTCGAAATCTACAAGGTTAGATAAGTAACGATCGTAGAGGTATACGTAGTCACGGCGGAATGCTTTGATGTCTTTGTCTGTACCTGTGTAGTAAGGTGGGTTTCCAGAGTGGTGTCTGGTTACGTAGTAGCGTCTTGATGACTTGCGTGTGTATATCGTGATTGAGTCAACACGGCAGAGTGGTATCAGTTCAGAGAGGTTGAGTGAACGGATATTGCTGTAGTCCGCTGAGTAGAATTCATTTCCGAGTGACATACGGTTGAAGTTAGAACCGGAACCCGACATCTGATAGAGTGCTGTTGAGGCCTTTTCTTTTGAAATTGGAGAGTCCCAGAGGTTGAAGAGTCCAATTCCTCGGTCGGAAAGGATGGACACGGACTGGTTTTTCAGTGACATACTAGAGACTTTTTCCATTAAGTTATTCTCGATAAACATATTACAGGAGAGGTTCTCGGAGTTAGAGAACAGGAGAAACTGAATGGGTTTTTGTCCGTCCAGTTCTCGATTTCTGTTCATTGTTTCGTAGGCGTTTTTGAAAGCGTAACCTGCGTTTTCTACTTTTCTCTCTCGTTTTTCTGGAATGAATTCATCATAGATTCCTATTTCTACGTCCGAAGCATCAAAACCTCTGAGGTTTGCGAATGTATTTAGCGCGATTGCGTAGCCTAACAGAGGTGGATCATAGATGGTTTTGCCTTTTTCATCCGTGTGGGTATGATAGAACGCGGCAACGTTCTTTCCGATTGACTTCGGTTCGATTGTCCATCCATTGTCGGCATTGAGTTTCTTAAATGGTGACAGCTCTGGAATTTTGATCGTGTCTATCTGCGCCTGTAATGAACGGATGTATACGAATATCTTTTTGTTTTCGATACAATACTTGAGTCCACCGTAAGTTTTCCCCGTACCTCGGCCGCCCCATATGTAATTAAATTTTTGCCCGTATCCTAAAACAGCGGGTATACTGAGATACCCACTGTTTTCATATAAGCTCATCATATGTTATTTAATCGGCTCATTCATTGCAGAAGAACCGAGACGTTTCTGTACACTTTCCGGGGAGACAAGTGCACAAAGCATATAGTCACGACCTGCTTTAGACTTGCGTACGAGTGCTTCTATATAGAAATCGGTTTCGCCCATAGATGAAACCATATCAAGGATTTTCTCGAATTCGTTACGGAATGTCTCAGACTGTCCTGCGTATACCATGCCAGTGAAGGAATCCTGAATGGAAAGGATTTCCATTGTCCTGCCGTTGTTGTCTGTGGTGCTGTAGATACACCAGTTTCCAACTCCGATGATCTCACGGTTTCCAAGAGTTTTCAGCGCACTGATGGAAGGTGAGCTGATCAGATCATATTTTTCATAGGTGCTAAGTTCTTTGTTTGAGTTGATGATTGTAACTTTTTCCATAGTTTAGTTCTCCTTTTCTTTTTTGATAATTTCAGAGTTGTTGTAGAATGTTTCTACAGGCATCCCGTATAAGTTTTCCTCTTCGGATTCCAGTTCAAAGTCGATGAGGATTCCTACATCGGGATGTTTGCGAATCATCTTTTCAAGTTCACCGTTACTGTAGTGACCGATGAATGTGAGGTCTTTGGAGATTTCACATTTCAGTTCAGGGTCATAACAGATAGCTTTCACCTTGATAATGTTCAGTGTTCTTGTGATGTTCATGGTTGCACCTCCTTTTCGTTTAGTTAAATTTCGTGATAAGCAAACAGAAAATGTAATTAGTTGTTTCGATACTCCTTGGCGTTATTCCTTTACCATTGGGATGTACCTCCTATGTACAAGTATATAGTAACACATAGGTTGTCAGTTGTCAAGTGATTTTTTAAATTCTGCAAAGTTTCTTGCGTCCGTGAGGATTTTAAGATACTCGTCTGTAATGCCTATTGTGTAGGTACTATCCTTGATATAGATGTTTTTCGTGATTTCTATGTTATGCCCGTCTACGGTGTAGGTTCCGTAATCTGTGTCATTGTATATTGATTCTGTCCCACCGGACTGTCGGAATGTGAATCCTATCTTGAATGCTTCTATACCTCCTGCGGCTTCCAGTTCGGCAGGAGCTTTCTTTTTGTTAACTCCTGCTATTGTTGTGTGTAGGTCACCATCAAGGCGGTATACGTACTTTTTAGCTCCTAAGGTGGAAAATTCTGTGTATGTGTCCTCGAATTCGTACACGCCCATGTAGTGTGTGATTCCGTGAGGGTCGGTTGCGTATGCGTGGTTTTCGATCGAGTCTGCTTTGAGTTTTTCGTTAAGTTCTGCAAAACGAGCATCTATATCTGAGTTTTTCGTGATTATGAATTTTACGGAGTCGGTGTCGGAGTAGAGGTAATTGTCTGCGGCTATGTTAATTCCGAGCTTGAGACGTTGACGTGCCCATGCGGTTACCCACACGCCCCACTGGAACGGGAGAACTGCCTTTTTGTTGTAATCTTCCAGAAGTTGTTTGCGGTCTTTAGAACAATCAAGGGTGTAGACGTCCGTTTCCGAGTCGTTGTATATTATTGACTGTTTGACGGGGGATTGAACCATCATCCCGTATGTTGCATTGAGTAGTGCTTTCTGCATTGCGTAGAATAACTCCTGTCCAGATACTCCTTTCAGTTCGGTTTTGTCTGTGTAGTATTTGCGGACGACTAATTTAAATTGCTCTGGGAGAGGTGCGTATTTTGATTCGTAACAATCTCTGATTTCGCAGTCGTCCCATGTGTATTCGGAACGGATTATGAAATAATCAACGTCTGTGATAGTTGTTGTTAATGTTTCCGCACTCAGAATTCTTCCGTTATCAAGTGTTTCACGTGAAACATTTCGGCATTTAGAGAAAGAGAGGTAAGGTGCCCCATAAAAGGGATCTGTCTGTCGAATGTTTTTGAATGTGATGCGAAAGATGGTTGCCTTTCCGAGTTCATGTTTACGCTCAAGTGTTTCACGTGAAACATTGCCGATGTAGTTGAATGGTGTCATTGGAAAGAGACAGTTACATATAACATCGGGGTAAGATGAGGAACGGTCATAAGAACCAATACCCAGTATCCCTTTTCCTTGACATATCACCTGACCACTGTAGTATCGGTTTGCGTGTGTGTCCCCACCTCTGAATGCTTCCTCCAAAAGGTTGAATACTGAGATTGACGGGAATATGTCACGGTTCAGTCGTGCCCATGAATACATAGCACGTTTTGTTTCACGGCGAACATAACCGGTTGAGGTGAGCGGAAGTGTGTACAGGGTGTCGTTCATGAGAGACATACGTTTGTACATAGCTTCAACTAGTCCGATTGTGTCATTGTAGCAGTATTGTAGTTCCTGAGGTGTCATATGTGACCAACTGTAGC